ATAGTCCTCGGCCTCGGTGGAGGGATCGTAGGACGCATAGACGTCCCACTCGCCTTCGCAGGCACAGTCGATGCCGTGAAACTTCTTGAAGATCGCCGACGACTGCTCATCGCCGGAGTGGAACGGGAACACCACCTCGACCGGCGAGGTGTCAAACGACTGCACGGTGACGGTGTCGCCGCCGTAGACATAGATGTTGTTGGCATCGTCGCGCAGATAAAGCCGCTGGTTGGCGGTCGCCGCAGCGGTGATGCTAAACCCGGGATCATACTCCGACCACGCCGTGATCTTGGCCCCCTCGAAGGCCGAGAGGACGTAGACGCGATCCGGCAGGATGATCCAGAAACGACCGGCGACCGGCTGCAGCACCGAGATCACGTCGTGCAGCCAGTCCTTGCCGTTCATGCGGAACAAATTCTGCATGATCGGATCGAGCGGCGAGCCGATGTCCGACACCGCCGCGGCGAGCGAGGCATTGCGGGCGCGCAGCGAACGAATGCCATCGGGCGCGAGGTAGAGGACGTCACCGGAGCCGTATTGCAGCGCCGAGAGCGGCGCGATGGTGCCCGCCTGATGCAGCGTCTGCGTGTACTGGGTCTGCAGCGGGTCGGGGTCGATCACCCACAGCTGGCAGGCCGTCTCGGAAAAGATCGCCAGCTTGTCGTAATAGACCTCCAGCGCCTGCGCGTTGCTCATGTCGCTGTCCTCCAGCGACAAATCGATGAAGCCGGAGCCGGTGCCGGTCCAGTCATCGGCGACACCGACCGCGGAGAAATACAGCACGCCCTGATCGACGGCGTGCACCTTGGTCTTGTAGGTGCGGCAGTAGAGACCCTGCGCATCCGGCACCGGGATGCCGTCGTAGTACCTGCCGACCGTCCCGGCGGTGTCGATATAGACGATGCTGAACACCTTGTTGTCGAACAGGTCGTAATCGACGACTTTCTCGATGGTCGCCGTGGCCAGTTTCATTTCGCCGACGTCGAACGGCCCGGTGGGATCGACCTGCCCCGGGCCATTGGGGGCAAAGACGTAGATCATCTGGTTGCATTCGACGAGACCCTTGGTCGACGGGTCGACGGTCTTGATCAGCGTGAAGGCAAAGCGTTTCTCGATCTCGCCGCCGGGGGTGACGTGCTGGTTATTCAGCGAGCGCAGCGTTCCTGCCGGTGCGGTCAGCGAGTTGCGGCGTAGATCGAGACCGGCAGAAAAGTTCTGGATTGTGAAATACGGCATGCCGCCTCACGACGGGATGTAGTCGATGTACGGCGTGCGCCCGAGATAGCCGTTGTGATAGGCACCGCCGAGATTGTAGTTGCGGCGCTTGTCGGCGCTCTGGTTGGCCAGCAGCTTGCGCAGATAGTTTTGCGCCTTCTGCAGCTTCAACTGCGCCGCCTCGACCTTCTGCGTGGCGAGGATTTCGGCGGCGGCAAACAGCACGATCACCTTGCTGTCGATGATGCAGGTGTCGGTGTCATCGATCAGCGGATTGCAGGGGGCCGACCCCTCCAGCCGCAGCGTGCCGGGGCCGACCGGGATCGGCACCAGCTTGATCTGGCCGACCGGATTGGTCTTCATCGTCACCTGATCGACCGAGACAATGTTGCCCCAGCGGCCCGGTGTGCCTTGGCTTTGCTGCGCCGGTCGGATTTGAAAACCGTGCAGGCCGTAGGCCAGCCGCTTCCATTGCGTCGTCGCGCTCTGCGCGTAGTGAACGTAGTTGATGCTGTCGAACGGCATGTCGGGCGGGTAGTCGTAGAGGTCTTGCCCGGCCAGCACCGGCACGTCGCGCCAGTAGCGCAGGTGCGGCCAGTCGTAGGCCTCCCACAGTTCGCGCTGCTGGCGGTCAAGCTGGTTGTCCTGCGTCGACTGCGACTGCACACCCTGCGCGACGTTGAGCGACTGGCCGGTCTCGGCCCGCAGGTCACGCCGCAGATCGACCAGCGTGACACCGATGGGCATCACACACCTGCCGGTGGCCGGTGACGACCGGGCTTGAACGTGGCCGGGCCGACCGGCTCGATGGGCGGCTCGTCCTCCGGCTCGTCGTCGGGACCGTTGCCATTAACCGGCAAGGCATCACCGTCGGCGTCGGCTTTTTGCTGATCCTCGTTTTCGCCGGGCATGGTCATTTCCATGCGCGGCAGCGCGCCGGGAAACACCTGCTCGACGATCCTGCCGTACTTGGCTCCGAGCCGCACTTTCTCCTGCTTGGCATCGATGCCATCGGTGAGACGCAGCGGCTTGATGTCGAAGACGTTTTCCTGACCGTGCAGGCCCATCAGCACCTGCACTTCCGGCCACGACACCGTCTTGAACTGATCGAAGACGATGATGTGGTGGCCTTGCCCTGACAGGTTCACCCGGCAGGTGCACCAGTGCATTTTCATTTCGAGTTTCCTTTGCTGTTGCAAAAACCGCCGGGGGCAACAGCGACCCCGGCGGTTCTCATCGTCAGGCAATATCGAGCACGACCGCCGAGTTAAGGCGGCGCGCACACAATTGCCCGGTCGAGGTGATGCCCCGATAGAGCAGGTACTTGTCTGGCGGACGCGCGGGTGAGTGTTGATGACGCCACTCGTCCTGCATCTTGACCAAATAAATATCCCTGTTGTCGAACCAGTACGCGCGCTTGGCGTAACCGAGATCGTCGAGCGTCGGGTCGTACTCAAAGTCGGTGCCCATGTAGCTGATGGTGCCGACGCTGATGTCTTTCCCTTGCGCGAAGCCCTGCATGCTGTAGTTGCCGTTGGCACGCAGTTCGGTTTCGAGTGCCGTGAGCCAGCTACTGCCGCACAGGCCGGTGTTTGGCCTGCCGCCGAAGCGGGACAATTGCCGGTACTCGTTCTGCAGTTTGGTGATCAGCGCGCCGCCGCCGGTCGCACTGGAGGCAATCGGGGCACCGCCCCATGCCGCCAGCGCCGGAGTGCCGGTGACCGCCGTGCCCATCGCCGACGTGTAGGCGCGATTGCGCCACCACGGTTTCAGGGAACGGTCGATGTTGGCCACCACGCCGGTCGTCGGATTGTCGGTGACGAGCGCGGCGATGCCAGCCAAGGCTTTCGGATCGGCAGTGCCGTTGCCCCACAACAGTTTGTTGAGCGAGATCGCGTAGCGTTCGCTCAAGTCCTGCAGTGCGTCATCGAGCAGGCCGACCAGCACCGTGTCATCACGACCGGAGTGTTCGCTGGTTTCATCGCCATCGGTATCGACCACGCTGATGCCATCGGATTTGAGTTCCGAGTGCGTCAGCGTCAGACCGATGTGATGTTCTTTCCAAGGGAAGATCGCTTGAGTGAGGTTCGCTGGTGTGTAGTACAAAACTTGGTCATCGAGTTGATAACCCACCAACGAGTCCCCAGTACCCGGGGCGGCAGTGTTGCCATAGTCGCCCTTCACACTGATGATGATGTTTCCCTTACCGCCGGGAAACGACTTGGCCTTGCTCTCCATCATGGCGAGCAAGGGTTTTTCTTGGATGGCTTCCTGAAAGGCAGTGCCTTTGTTGAGCCAATAGTCCAACGCCGCTGTCGTGATATGCGACAGCAACGGGGCCGTATACGTCGGCATTTCCGCGCACCTTCAAACTAAACGCGCGCGCGCTCGATGGCCTGAGCAACAGCCTCCTTGAGGGATTTGGCTTCGGGCGCAGCGCCGTTGGTTCGGCCTGTGCTACTCGGTTGTCGTGATGTCGGGCGTTTCGGAGGTGCCCACTGAGCAGAGTGCTCGTTCACACGCCTGTAAGCTTCGTTCGCGATCTCTAAGGCGGCTTCCGGCGTCTGCGGGCGACCTCGTGCGTGCACCACAGACCACATCACGTCCTGAAGTAGCGGTTTTTTTCGCGCGTAATCTGGATCGGACTGCATCGTTGCCTGCTCCCATACGTTCACAGCTTGAACGACGGCAGACTGAAGGTTCTGCTGCGCAGTCTCCTGCACGGTCTGGTCGTAGCGTTGCGCGGTGCGCAGCCGGGCAGTGTCTGCCAGACCACGATCCATACGCTCACGCGCGAACAGGCGCGCAGCCTCGGTAGTCATGTGCCCTTCACGCACCCGCTGTTGCAGGTCTTGGGGCAAGGTGACGCCGAGATACTGTTCAGCCAGATCGACGTAAGGCCTGACACCCTCGTAGAAGGCCTTGAAGTCACCGCGCCGCATCGCTGCGGCCAGTTCAAGGGTGAGCAGAAAGTCGTCCTTCCCGATATCGTTATCGATCAGGTACTTCTGCACACTGGCAGCCGCTTCAGCCTGCGGCATTCGAGAATTTAACTGCTCGATCTGCTGCCGCTGTTTGTCTGCCGTGATCCTTGCCTCATCGCGCTGCCGGAGGAGTTTTTTGACGCGCCGACGACCGCCGCCTTGGAAGTTTCCTTCCAGTATTTCCTGCGGCGTCGGGTCTTCCGACAGATCGGAGAGGTCTTCTTCGTCGTGTGGTGCAGTTTCAGATTTTGCTGCGGGTGCTGGCGAAGCACCTCCCGCCTCTTGACCTTCTCGCAACTGATCAGGGCGCGGCTTGTCGGGGACCGCCTTCTGCACAGCGTCGAGTAAGGCTTCGCGGGTGGTTGCCGGTTTCGCGCTTGGCGATGGCGCGGAAGTCTCGCCGGGAGATGTCGATGGAGATGCCGGTGCCTGCGCGGGTGACGCAGGCGACGGTGCTGCATTTTCAAGCGCAGGCGCAGTTGGTGTCGAGTTTTCAGCGTCGGCCATTGGCCAACACCTCGCTCGACCCAAATCTCCCCTGAAGGCGCGGAAGATAGACTAGATAATTTTATTGCGCAAACAGTCAGCCGCGCTCGTAACTCACAGTGTCATCACCGTCGTAGCCGGTGCGGCGCGAACAGGACTGTTCCAGCATCGCCGCCAGCTTCGGATCATGCACCGTGTCAGGACGCATTTTGTCAGGACGCACTTTAATGCGTTTCGCATATGCGTCCTGTTGTGGTAGCGGCGGGCTTACGTTTGTCACTGCCGCCGCTCTACCGGCAATTTCTGTGCCGTCAGCTATGCGCGCATGCTGGATGGCTCGACCACCGACTAATGCGTTTCCGATAGAGCGGATCAAATTTGGCCGCTCGACATCGAGCATCCTGCCGTTCGGCAGGCCGCAGCGATTGATCAGGCGCTTCTCAAGGCGCGCCCAGAGTTCGGCAGCGCGTGCGATCTTTGTCATGGTGTTGCTCGCTTAAGGGCCAGAAGCGATGAAGGGGCAATTTTTATCGCCGCCTCGCTCGCCCTGAAAGTAAAAGCGCGGCTTGTCGATTTCGACTTGCTGCAAGAACCGGCCAAGGGTCTGAGTAAAGAGCGGCGGCAGTTGAACGAGCGACCAGCCGAAGGGCGTATAGACCACGGCGGCATCGCCCTTGTCGTCAATCGCTAACCCAACAATGGTGTAGAGGCCGCCCTTATAGTGCCGCCACGCTTCGCCGGTTGCCGGTATCCGAAATTCTGCCTGTTCCATTATGTCGTCCATTTAGCGGCGGTAAGCGCATGTTCTGCACATTTGCGGATCGCAATGAGCATCAGACTTGCTTCCGAATTGCGCTTTGTAATTTCAATCATGTCCTGTAGTGCCTTCCGCAGTCGCATGTTTTCAGCGTAAAGCTCGTCGCTGCGTTTAATCTCATTGGCAAGGTGCTGATCAAAGGCCATCGGTTGTTCCTATAGGGCGCATATTCATTCTGTCGGCAGTTTTGGTAGCGGCATCCAGTGAGTCGGTGCGGAAACATATTCGGTATCGCTCGTCCACGTGCCGTTACCCTCGCAGCTAACAACCGAGCAAATTTTGGATTTGGACCAACATCCGAGTATTTCGGTCCCATCCTTCGGCGCTGTCTCTATTTTCTGCCAGTCGCTCATAGACCTCTCCCGTGTGGGCGCATAAGCGTTCAGCCTCCCGGTGGCGGCGGTCCTCCGGCTGAGCCGGGCGGCGGCGTGCCGGTCAACTGGCCGGTCATGTCTGGCGGGCCACCCGGCGGCGTGTTGCCCATGCGCGCGGTGTTGTTGGCACCCTGCGGTCCCTGACCTGCGCCCGCGGGCGCACCGGTCGCGCCCATCTGCCCGCGCACCATGCCGTTCATCGCCACGATGGACGGCAGCATGCTCTTGAACGCCTGCGTGAGATCGAAGCGGTCGTCGAGCCGCTGCAGCAAGTCCTTGGCCAGATAGTTGGGATCGATACCGGGGATTTGCAGCAGCAGCGGGTAGATGCGCTGGGCGTTGGCGATGTCTTGCGCCGCGTTCGGTCGGCCCATCGAACCGGCCTCGATCTCCAGATAGATTTCCTGCGCGATGTCCTGCCGCGACAATTCCGGCCACACCGCGCCGGGGCCGACGATCTTTTCGACGGTCGGCTTCGACATCTCGGCCATGAGGATTTGACCGCCGTTGCGCGCCAGTTGCGTCAACAGATCGTTGAGATCATCGATGTTGGAACCCATCGACGTCATGCGCGAGCCTTCGGCAACCTGCGTTTGCGTCGCCGTCGTGTCGGACGTGCCGCCGAGATTGGCTTCCTGAATGCCGGTGGTGCGCAGGATGTCCTCGTAGACCGGGTTCACCTCATACAAATTGGGATCGATGCCCGGGCCGCTGTAGGCCTGCAGCAGGTTCTTCACGTCCTGATTGGGCTGCAGCGCGTTCAACTCGACCACCGCATTGGCGGCACGGTTCTCCAGCTTGTCGAGGTCTTCCTCCTCCATGGTGCCCGCCACCACCGCGGTGAACGGGCGCGCGGCGATGCGCTGCTCCTTGAGGCCTTCGCGGCAGCGGTTGTATTCGCGCTGCATGTCGCGGATCAGCCGCACGTCGGACGGCGGATAGATTTCGGTCTCGTGATCGCACTCGTTGAAGATCAGCGGATACCAAGGAAAAAACCGCTCGTTGTAGATTTCCGGTGACGCTGGCTCACGCAGGAAGTCGTTGTAGCCATCGCACACGGTGTAGATGAGGCCGTCCTTGCGGCAGTAGATGTCCCACACGAGGCAGAAATCATACTCGCGATCTGCCGCCTTGCCGCCCTCGACCCAGTCGTAACCGGCGGTCATCTCGCGCGCCATCTGCACCGGATCGGGGCCGCGCAAGTCCCAGCACTTGTAGCCGGTAAACTCGGTGCCGACGTCGATGCCGTAAATCTCCTCGATGTCGTTCTTGGTCAGAATGTACTGCTCCGCGACCCAGTCCGCGCCAAGGAAGTTGCGCAGTTCAAGCGTCTTCACGTCGGGGATGATGTTGGTCGGCAATGGGTAATCAAACGTCAGCCCCTCGCGCGCGACAAAGTCGACCTGCTTGGCCATGTCGTTGATCAGCAGGCGCAACTGTTCGGCCTCCTTGTCGTTCTCATCGGTGAGATCGTCGGCCATGTCGGCGGCAAGGCGCTCGATGGTGGCAAGGCGCTCACCGGCATCGGCGATGCCCTTTTCGAGATTGGGGCTTTTCTCCATCACCCGCTCGAAACCCAGCTTCACATAGCCGACGCCGCAGGTGACGGTGCGGCGCACGACCATTTTCATCATTTGTTTGAAGGAGTGCACCTGCTGATCGACGTTGTAGGCGTAGAGCAACTCCAGCGTCTTGCCGAGTTTGTCCATCAGCGCGTTCTGCGCCTTGACGCGCGCGGCATCCATGGCGACCGCCATGCCCTGCTGCGCCGCTGCCATCATCGCCGG